CTGACCACGCTGGCCACCGGCGGCCAGGTGCCGGTCCCGACGATCCTCGAAGGCCGGATCCGGACTGCGTGGGAGCGCTCCGAGCTGCTCTCCCGTGTGACGCGCAGCTATGCGCGCGGCGTGATGCGCGTCGGCTTTGAGCTTTCCGCGACCGACGCCACGATCCACGAGGAGGGCGACGATGCGCCGGACGAGGAGGTCCTGACCTTCGGCGTCGTGACGCTGACACCAAAGAGCATCAAGAAGTGGATCACGATCAGCGACGAGGCCGCCGACATGGGCGGCGAGGAGTTCCTGGACTACATCTTCGACGAGATCGAGTACAAACTCACGCGCGAGGCACAGAAGAATATCCTCGCCGCGATCATCGCCGCTCCCGCTGCCGCGACCGCGACCGCCGTCGGCGTTCCTGCGATCACCGGCACGCCGACTCTCGGCATCGTCGCCGAGGCGATCGGCAAACTCTCCGACGAGGCGACCAGGCCCGTGATCGTCATGAACAAATCGACCTGGGCGGCATTCAAAGCGGTCCAGTATGCCGGGCAGTTCAATGTCGATCCCTTCGAGGGGCTGACCGTAATTTTTGATAACACGCTCAAGACCCCGACCGCGGCCGCCTCCGGCGAGACCTGGATGATCGTCGGCGATCCCGCTGCCGTGCAGGTCAACTTCCCGAACGGCGACGACGTGCGCATTAAGTACGACGATACGAGCCTGGCAGAAAAGGATCTCATCAAGATCGTGGGCCGCATGTATGCCGCCATCGGCGTGACCACCGACAAGGCCCTTGTCAAGGTCACGAAGGCCTGAGAATAAAGCGAAGGGAGCTGCTGCCGAATGACTGAATTGCTGCAAGCGGTAAAGCTCGCGCTGCGCCTGACCGTCGACGCCTACGACGACGAGCTGACCGACCTGATCGAGGCCGCAAAGCTGGATCTCGGCGTCGCCGGCGTGGAGCTGCCGGGCGGGATCGACGCGCTGGTAAAGCGCGCGATCGTGACCTATTGCAAGGTCCACTTCGGCGGCAGCGCCGACGCTGACTATGACCGCCTTAAGGAAAGCTACGACGAGCAGAAGGCGCAGCTTTCGATGAATTCAAATTATACATTTTTCCCGAGACTCTGATCGTCGACGAAGGAAGGGGGCGAGGCTATGATCCGTCGCGACGTGATCTATCTGATCGCCGAGGATCCGGCACGGCACGGCGTCTTTGACGCGCCGGCCGAGGATCCGCGCATGGTCTACTGCGAAGTGCGCAGCATCGGCATGAATGAATTTTACAAAGCGGCCGAAGCCGGCCTCGCCCCGTCCGTCGCCTTTGTTCTGTCTGACACGGCCGAATATCAGGGCGAGCGTCGGCTGACCTGGCACGGCCGGCCCTATCAGATCATCCGGACTTTTACGGACGGGATCAAGATCGAGATCTATGCCGAGGAGGCGAAGGAATGGACGAGCTGAAAAAGGCGCTGGAGGCGACCGGCCTCCCCTTCGCGGAATACGGCTGGATCCGGACCGCGCCGGAGCTCTCACGGGATCATGGCGTCTACGCACTGGATGACGATGTGACCCTCCACGCGGACGGAGAGCACGCTGAGCGCGCCTTTACCGGTACGGTGGATTATTTCACGCGGGACCCAAGCGGCGCGCCGCAGCAGGCAGTCGAGGCCGCGCTGGATGCCGGCGCGTTCACCTGGGAATTGAATTCCGTTCAGTACGAGCAGGACACGGGCTTCATTCACTATGAATGGGAATTTTCGGTGCTTTCGCGATGAACATGACAATTGAAGGGCTCGACGAGCTCGCGGCCCGCATTTCTAAATACGCGGATAAAAGCAGCGCTGCGATCCGTGCGGGCATGTATGACGGCGCGCGCGAAATGCTTGCGGCCGTCACGACGGAGGTTGAAAACCTCCCGACCGAACCGAATCGATACTTGCGCGAAAATGACAAATTCAACGTTTTCACCGAGACGAACAAGCGCGACCTGCTCGAAGGGCTCTACGTCCACAGATTCGTCGAGGAAAACAGCCGGATCGAGACGTGGGTCAGCTTTGACGGCTACGGCAGCGTCGCGACGAAGAAATACCCGAACGGGATCCCGAACGCAATGATCGCGAACGCGATCAACAGCGGCAGCAGCGTCCGGCGAAAAAACAGATTTATGGCGCGAGCAAAAAAAGCAAGCGAAGCCCTTGCGCTCGCGGCGATCGAAGAAGGCTTCGAGGACTATTTAAGGAAAGAAGGGCTTTCGAATGGCTAAAACCGGACTTTCGGGCGGATACTTCGCCCTTTACACCTACGCAGACGGGGCCGTCACCTACAGCGGCGGCATGAAGCTCGCGAAATCGGTCGATATGAGCGTCTCGCTGAATAACTCCGGCGCGGTGGAATTCTACGCGGACAATGCTCTCGCCGAATCCGCGCGCTATTTCTCCAGCGGGACCTTCTCGGCAAACGTCGACCGGATCGCCGACGAGGTGGCCGCAGCGATCTACGGCGCGACCATCGGCGAGGACGGCTCCGTCACTTATGCCGAAGGCGACGATATTCCGCTGGTCGGCATCGGCTGGGTCGAGCAGGTCGTCGAGGATAATGTAACGAAGTACATCGGCATCGTCTTCCCGAAGGCTCAATTTGACCTCGCGGGCAATGATCTCCAGACCCGCGGCGCGCAGATCGCCTTCAATCCCTATCAGGTGGGCGGCAGCATCATGCGCGACGACACCGCAACGAAGCGCTGGCGCGTGACCTCGCCGCGCTACACCGACGAGGCGACCGCGATCCAGTGGGTCAAGACATTTCTGTCGATCACATGATCGACCTCGGGAGGGCTGACAATGGACACATGCAGACATTCGGCGACGGTCGGCGGGATCCGCTACCCGATCGCCTACAACCTCGCCGCGATCGGCGAGCTGGAGAAGGAATTCGGCGGGCTTCAGGCGGCGCTTGACGCCACGGGGACCGATGCCGCGATCAAGGTCTTTGAGTGCCTGGTCAAGGGCGCGAAGGAGGCCTATTGGGATCCGGACGTCCCCTTCCCGGAAATGCCGAACGCACACACATACGCTTGCATGCTCGGCGGCGAATTCCGGAAGCTCAAAGCAGACTGCGCACAGTGCGTGCTCGAAGACGGGGCCGTCGAGGTCGCGGCGGATCCTCCGGAGGGCGTCACGGAAAAAAAGCGGAAGCCGTCCAGGGCCAAATGACGGCCCCGGACGGCTTTATCCTTTTTTCCTCTGGTACGCGCTGAAGGTCGGCCTCAACCGGCACGAGGCGCGCACGGTGCGCTTCGGCGAGCTGCGGGAGCTGATCGCGGTCGAGCAGATCAAGCGTGAGGGCTTCACGCGGCGGCCGACGCGCGAGGAGCGCCAGGCTGCGCTGCTGGAGGCGCTTGAAACGTGGAGGTGAATCAATGGCGAACGAAATTGCATTGAAATTAGCTGTTGACGGCGAGGCGCAGCTGAAAAGTGCGCTGTCGCAGGTCAACTCCGAATTGAAAAATCTCGGCTCGGAAATGAACGCCTCCGTGACCTCGATGCAGGGGCTCGCCTCCGAGGAGGAGCTCGCGGCGTCGCGGTCGGACATTCTCGGCCGGACGCTGGAGGCCCAGCAGCAGAAGTATGATCTTTTGCAGCGCCAGTATGACAGCGCGAAGGATCGCCTGACAGATCTCGGAGCGTCGCTGGAGGAGGCGATCCGTCTCCACGGCGCAGACAGCACCGAGGCCGAGAAGGCGCAGATCGCCTACAATAAGCAGGCGGAATCTGTCAACAAGCTCGGCACGCAGCTCAACAACGCCCAGGCGGACATCAACAAAACGACCGCCGCAATGCAGGAGGTCGGGCAGGACACCGACAAGACCGCGGAGAGCTTCGACAAGGCGGGCAACGCTGCCGTCTCCCTCGGGGATCTGATCAAGGCGAATCTGATCAGCGCGGCTATCACAAGCGGGATCTCGGCGCTTGCTTCGGCGGCGCAGGAGCTCGCACAGAACCTGATCGGCTCGGTCGGGGAGCTCGCGCAGTACGGCGATCAGATCGACAAGCAAAGTCAGAAATTCGGGATATCGGCCGAGGCATATCAAGAATGGGACGCCGTGCTGCAGCACAGCGGCTCGAGCATCTCGGCGCTTCAGGCGCCGATGCGGAATCTGACCAAGCTCGCAGAAGACGACGCTTCGAAATTTGAAAAGCTCGGGATCTCAGCCGAGGCCGTCGCCGGAATGAGCCAGGAGGATCTCTTCGGCGCGGTGATCACACAGCTCCAGGGCATGGAGCAGGGGACCGAGCGGGCGGCGATCGCGCAGGAATTCCTCGGACGGTCGGCGATGGAGCTCGGACCGCTTCTCAATACGTCGGCCGAAGACACACAGAAGATGCGCGACACGGTCCACGAGCTCGGCGGCGTGCTCTCTGACGACGCGGTCAAGGCCTCGGCCGCCTATCAAGATGCATTGCAGGACATGACCACCGCGATCGGCGGGCTGAAGAATTCCTTCGTCCAGGAGCTTCTCCCCGCGGCGACCGAGGTCATGGGCGGGATCACGGACATCTTCTCCGGGAAGGAAGGCGGCGCGGATCGCGTCGCCGACGGCATCGAGCAGATAATCACGTCGATCTCCAGCGCAGCCCCGCGGCTGATGGAAACCGGCGGACAGATCCTCGGGAGCATCGCCGAGGGGATCACGTCAAGGCTGCCGGAGCTCGCCTCGATGGCGGTCAGCATGATCGCTGACTTTTCCGCGTCAGCGGCGGAAGCGCTGCCGGCCGTTTTGGAAACCGGCGGGCAGGTGCTCGGCGCGGTCGTCACCGGCATTACTGAAAATCTGCCGGACCTGATCGTCTCTGCGACCGACTCGCTGATCGCCTTCGCCAACACGATCGCAAACCCCGACAATCTTACCGGCACGGTCGACGCTGCCGGTGAGATCATCGGCGCACTGGCCGAAGGCCTCATGCGCGCGCTGCCGCACCTGGTCGCTGCGGCGCCGGTCATCCTCGGCAATCTCGCGATCGGGATCGTTGAGTCCCTCCCGATCATCGTGGAAAAGGGCGAGGAGATCATCGGCAGCATCGTCACCGGCGTCGACGCTTCCCTCGGGGACGCGCTCGCGGCGGGCTCCGAGATCGTCGGCAGCATCAAAGACGGGCTCGGCGACGTTGCCGGGCAGTTCGTCCAGGCCGGCCGCGATGTGCTGACCGGCATCTGGTCCGGCATCACCGACAAGGTCGCCTGGCTTAAATCGCAGGTCGGCGGCGTCGTGGATCGGATCAAATCGTGGTTTACCGGCAAGGACGGCTTCGACGAGCACAGCCCCTCGAAGTGGGCCGAGGGCGTCTTCGTCAATGTCATGGCCGGCATGGGCGAAGGCATCGCAGACGGGCTCGGCGGCGTGATCCGCGAGGCCCAGGGCGCAGCCGGCACGATCAAGGACACGCTCGCCGGCACGGACTTCACGGCGGGCGTCACCGTCGCGGCCCGCACGCTGACAGGAACGCTGCCTGGCTATGCGGCGCCGGCTCCGGCAATGGCCGGCGGCTATGCTCCGGCCCCGAGGCCGATCAACGTCAATGTGTATTCGCAGGTAGGCGGCCGCACGGTCGCCTACGAGCAGCGGACCTACACCGACGCCGAGGATCAGCGCGTCGGAAAGTCCTACACCGGAAGGGGGCGCTGATCCATGGCGCAGCCGCGTCAAGACTTGACGATCGGCGGCATCGACTTTTCCGAGGCCGCGAATAAATGGATCTGGAAATGCGAGCCCGTGCCGCGGACCGGCCCGAACGGGGGCCAGGCGAAGAGTGGGCGTATCATTTCAGACCTTCTGGGCTATGCCCTCAAATTCACTTTTCAACTGAACGGGATGGCCGCCGAAGACGCGGTCGAGCTGATCGCCGCGTGCGGCGACCGGTACGTCGAGGCGACGGTCCTCGATCCGGTCATCAACCGCACGCGCACGACCTGGTTTGTGCCGACGATCCCGCCGGTCGAATATGCCTATACCAGGGCCGACGGCAGCCGGCTTTACAAAAACGGCGGCGAGCTGATTTTAGAGGAGCGTGAGCCCTATGACTATTCCTCCTGACATCCGGATCACGCTCGGGCAGATCGGCGCGCCGGCGGCCGTCTTCCCGGCGTCGAATATCGAGAGCATCGAGATCTTCGCGGCGGCAAACGCCGCAGCGGACACGCTGCCGGTCGGCGAGCTCTCGGCGATCCTTCTGCTGGATGAGGATCCGGGAAATGCCTGGGCGCCGATGGACTATCTGCTGCTGGAGGACAGCGACCTCGAGCTGCTGACGACGAACGCCGACGAGGTGCTGACCGTCTACATGCTGGAGGGCCTTCCGGCGGGGACGGAAGTCTACACGACTTTCGGAGGCCGCACGGAAAAGCATTATCTGAAAAGCATCAAGCGGACCGGAAAATACCAGGTAACGCTGACCGCGGTCGACGCGATCGGCGTGATCGAAGAAAAGCCGCTGCACATGGGCGGGCTTTACTCGGGCGACAGCTTCGCAGACGTCGCGGCCTCGATCTTCGGCGGCTCGGCGGTGGAAAACGACGACACGACCGTCAGCATCGAGGGCGGCTTCACACCGGCGACGATCACGCCGGAGGTCGCGGCGGTCAAGGTCTACGGACACCTGCCCGCGGCGAATCGCCGGGACAATCTGCACGCGCTGCTTTTCGCCTATGGCGCGATCATCCAGGCCGACGCCAACGGGGACCCGCTGATCACCTTCCCGCCGGCGGGTACGCCGACGGAGATCACCGACGGCGAGATCTACGGCGGGGACAGCATTACCCAGGACGCCCCGCGGGGCGTGGCCGTCTCCGAGCACAGCTACGCCGAGAACACGGCCGCCGGCGAGGTCGTGCTATTTGACAATTCCGACGGCAGCGGCATCGCGGCCGGCCAGAACGTCACCTTCGACCAGGCGCCGGTCTTCGGGCTGCGAACGACCGGCGCGCTGGAGATCAGCGCGTCCGGTCCGAACTACGCGACGATCTCGGGGACCGGGCAGCTGCTCGGCACGCCCTACACGCACACGGCGCGTGAGGTCGCGCTCTATCCCGAAGGCTACCCGACGAGCGACGTCGTGCGCGTCGCCGACAACGGGCTGATCAGTCCGTTTAATAGCCCGATGGTGCTGCGGCGGCTGCTTTCCTACATCGGCGACGCTCGGACGCTTCAGGCCGACATCGTGCTCGGTGATCACCGGCCGGGCGATCTGGTGCGCCTGACCAACGCCTTCGGGCAGACGGTCGACGCCTTCATCCAGACGGCGCGGATCGTGCCGTCGGCGACGACAAAAGCATCCTGCGAGCTGCTGGCCGGCTACGACGCCCAGTACGTCGGCAGCGCCTACGACACGCACGAGATCCTGACAGGCGAGGGCAGCTGGACCGTGCCGGCTGGCGTGACGGTCGCCTTCGTGCGGATCTCCGGCGGCGGCGACGGCGGCGCGTCCGGCACGGACGGGACCGACGCCCAGCTCAACCGGCAGGTCGGCGCCGGAGGAACCGGCGGCAAAGGCGGCGCGGGCGGCAAAGTGCTTGCTGCGACGATCCCTCTGATTCCCGGCGAGGTCATCACCTACGTCTGCGGGACCGGAGGCGCCGGCGGCGAGCCGGTCCGCGGCGGCGAATCACAGCCGGGCGCGGCCGGATCCGGCACACGCTTCGGGCAGTGGTCGACGGACAGCGGCGCGGCCCCTCCGGCCGCGGGCGTCGTGGATCTTTTCAACCGGTCGGTGATCCGGTCCGCTCCGGGCGCCGACGGCGTCGATGGTGCGGCGGGATCTTCCTCCAGCGGCTCCGGCTCCGTCAGCTTCGGCGGCGAGACCTGGACGAACGGCCCAGACGGTGAGACTGGCCGGTACGGAAACGTCACGGCCGGCGGCGGTCATGGCGGCGGCGCTGCGGTCGGATCCGACGGCGGGGCCGGTCGCCCTGGCACGGTATCCCGGCGCGGCTATGCTGACACCGGCGACGGCGGCGCGGGCGCGACCGCGATCCCCGGCGAAGACGGCGCGGATCTCGGCTGCGGCGGCTCCGGCGGTCACGGCGGAGGCGGAGGCGGCACGGCCGGCGATGCTTCCGGCGCGTCGGAGGAGGACACCTGGATCGGGCGCGGCGGGAAGGCCGGGCTCGGGTCCGCAGGTGGTTACGGCGGGAACGGTTTCGTTGATATATACTATAAGCAGAATAACGCGGGAGGTGGGGCCTGATGGCTGAAACGCGCTATAACGTCGGCTACAGCGGGCCGGAGGTCGTCGAGATCCTCGGCCGGGCGGCGCACGGCGGCGAGATCGACGTGACGATCGCGGCGATGAATGCCGAGATCTCGTCGATCCGGAATCTTTCAAACATTGCGGTCGCGCGCGCGGACGCTGCGCGTGCGGTCGCCGATAACGCCGGCGTCGCGGCGGTCGCGGCGCAGGAGCTCGCGGCGTCCAATGCCGCGCAGCTGGTACAGATCTGGGACATCATCAACAGCGGAGCAGCAGGAGGTGAGGGCATGATTTTTGACGGGCTGACAATCAAAAACAAGTTTGTAAAGGTGGTCGACCTCTACGGCCTGACGACCGAGACGGTCGACACCGGGCTCGACGCGATCACGCGCTGCGTGATCTACAAGCTCAATGTGTCCAGCGGATCCGGCGGCGGGGGCGAGGCTTCCTACAGTTGGGAGCGCGGGCCGAAGGTCGCCGAGGGCGACACCTTCACCGCACTGGAGGGCGCGGTCGAGATCTACGGCGGCAGCTATGTGACGACCGGATCCGCGACGGATTACTCTGTCAGCGTCACCGCGCAGATCTCCGGGACCGACCTTGTGCTGACCCGCACCGACACGGCCGGCGCGCCGGCGGACATTCAGCCGGTCAACGGCGAGTGGATCATGATTCTTGCGATCCAGGACAATTAACAGGAGGTATTTAAAATGGCACAGTACCGCTATTCCGAGGCCCCGTTCATTATCACTACAAACCGCACGGATCTCGCAAGCTGCACGGAGATCCATGTGACCTTCGAGCAGGGCGCGACGCAGGTCGACAAGACCGGCGAGGCCCTGACGATCTCCGAGGACGGCACGACGATCATCACGCGGATGACTCAGGAGGAGGCCGCGACCTTCACCGCCGGCCAGGCGGCGAAGATGCAGGTCACGCTGCTGGATCCGGACGGATTCCGCTTCGTCAGCAACGTCGTCGTCGGGAACGTCGGCGAATCTCTGATCGACTCCGTGATCCCGGTCGCCGCCGAAGGCGGGGAGGGCTGATCATGGCGGCCCCGATCACAAAGCTCCGGATCGGGCTCCAGCCCGACACGCCGGAGGAGCACACGCGGCTGCGGATCAACGTCAACGCCGAGGAGGCGCAGACCGCGCTTCAGATCGCGACGGATCTCCGGGTGCGGGCGAACCCCGCGACCGCGAAGATCTATTACTACAACTACGACGGCTCCGAGCTGCTCTACACCGAGACGATCGAGCCGGGCGGCTCCGGCAGCTGGGATGGCGAGCCGGGGAGAGCCTCGACGGCGCAGTATGAATTCATCTTCAACGGCTGGGCGACCGAGCCGGATCAGGTGGACCCGACCGAAGACGCGACCGCGGGGGTGTATTCCACGCGGCGGGTGTATGCGGCTTACAAGCGGAGGGACATCAGCGGATTCGTGGTTTTTAAGCCCATGAGCGAAAGTGTGCAAACAATTCGGACATACAATCAATCTAAAAATTGGGATGGTACAATCGAATACTCAACAGACGGGATTATATGGACAGAATGGGACGGCAAGCCAATTACTGGAGATGTCACTTCGGGAGGAGCGATACTCCTTCGTGGAAAGGGAAATTCCGTGATCTCCAATAATTCGTCGCAAAGATTCGTGCCCGGATTAGGGACAGAGATTCATGGAAATATTGAGTTTTTGCTTGACTATGAAAAGGCCCTTGCCGGCGAAGCGATTAGTTTCGGCGATTCATGTTTTTCTTTTTTATTCCAAAACGCATCAATTATAAGTGCGCCAGATCTTCCGGCCCAGACGCTGACTCCGTCGTGTTATTACTCAATGTTCAAGGGCTGCACGAGCCTCGAGAATGCACCGGAGCTCCCCGCTGAGAATTTGGCGAATAATTGCTATTACTCAATG